TGGCAGATAGTCGATATAGTCGGCGTTTCGGAAGTCTTTGCCGACACCTTTCATAAGCGGAAGTTGCTGAATAGGCATTATTCGCTCCCGTTATCGCAAGGTTCCTTTCGGTGGAAGTAATTCCAACCATTCCACTTCGCCAACTGGTTACCACTACCAACAGGCATACGGTTTGGATAACCGGACTTACATTTAGCTGCTTTTGCCCTGTCCATTGCAGACAGTTTGACGAGTCGCTCTTTCCCGTATCTGGCAGTGGTTATAAGTTTTGCAGACGCTTCCAGCGCATAATCTGGAGCAATTCGGCAGGCAAGGTTGAAAATGACGGCATTGATAGCGTTATTTGATAAACCGTGCTCATCGCCCGGATCCGGAGCAACATCTGCATCAGCAAAAATGTAGCCAACGTTGATACCAGGTGACGCATCACCGCCAAGCCATTCAGCCATCATCATTTCAAGGTCGTTGACGCCGTCTTCCATAGACTGCGGTTCGACATCGGTTAACGTGGCATTTGATGCAACACCGAGCTTACGTAATGCCGCAAGAACTAAATCACCCTTCGTTGTCAGGTTCATCTGCTGCCGCCTTAGGTTTTCGACCAGGCTTTTTACGCTGTTTTTCTTCTGGCTCTGGCTCTGCAACATCCTTCAAAAGGTCATCAGGATGTGAAAACCAGCCAGCATCCAGATATTCCTGAAGCTCTTCGGCTTTCACGATTTCAAAGTCGTAGCCAACGCCTTTCCACTTCTTCATGTCGCCATGACGAAAGATCATGTGTGTCATGCTTGTCTCCAGATAAAAACGGGAGCCGAAGCTCCCTCTGGTTATCACGCGGTCTGGTTAGGCAGACCAACACCAATTGCCTCTGGTCGTACAGCACATGCTGAATACCACACAGCAATACGGCACTTACCAGACAGAGTGTTGATATCACCCTGCGTTGCGAAGATGCCGTTAACACCAATACCTGGAATGCTGAAGGAAGACGTTTTCATGCCAGCAAACAGTTCATGGGTTACCGGGATCGGCTGAGACAGCAGGCGGATTGAGTCATCAGCCCAGAACACGTTAGCGGTGGTTGTTGCCACGTTCAGAACGTTTACCGGAGTGGTATCAGCAAGAGAGGTGTTTACGTTAGCGTAAGCCTTCTCTTCTTTTGTCAGTGACGCGTCATCCAGCGCAATCGGCTTCGGCGTGATTTCGATGTGAGTACCATCGATCACACGGGTGATTGAGAAAGTCGCGTCATCAGTCAGCACATTCTTCGCCATCTGAGACAGGAACTTCACACCAATGAAGCTGATTTTGTCGCCGCGCTTAAATCCGGTGGTGGAGGATACGGTCACCGTTGCAACACGGTTGTCGACGTTCTCTTTGTTACCATCGGTATCAAGGGTGTATGCCTGCGGCTTAAACTTCTGCGCACCAGAAACAGTTACACCAGTCGCGGTTGACTTGGTAACTGCCGGAAGTTTCGGTGAGCGAAGAATTTCATCAAAGCCAGCAATCTGACGCTGAATAGTACCGTTTCGATATGCTTCTTCAGGAACGCGCCCGAAGATGTCACCATCTACCAGGTTGCGGCCTGCTTTGCGGTAATCGTCAGGGTTCAGGAAGTAACTGATGCCCATGTCGCGGTTTAGCTCACGGGAGAACATCAGTCGCTCTGCATCAGACACAAAATCCCAGCCAGGCAGGCCAGTCGATGGACCAATTGCGCGGGTATCGTGAACAACAAGCGAGCCCATTTCAGTTGCCTGTTTGGCAATCGCTGACTCAATGTTATTCGCCAGTTTTTTGGCGGATGCCTGGATGCGGCGACGGTAAGAACGCTCATCACGCAGGTCATCTGCACGAAGCTCGAAGAAATCGTTATCCGGATCGCCCATGTTGCACTTCACGGAGAGTTCCAGAATCCCGGTTGCGTTGCCAGTTAAATCCCAGCCAGTCTGGGTTGGCGCTTCCTGCTCAACAGGCATCCACACGGTGTTGCTTGAACGCTGCATGGATTCTGCCGGAGGGGGGTATTTTGTCACTTTTGACGCCATTGGCGTCAGGTTCTGGACGGTTCCGATGATTTCATCCAGAGCATACGTGACCAGTTGACCTTCATTTAATGCCATTATCGAATTCCTTTATTCAGTTGCGCCTTGAGCTTGCGGTACGTCTCTACATCCCCTTTGTTTGCTGCCGCCTCCATCTGCTTTTCAATCGCAGAGATATTTGCAGCAACAGCATGTCCCTGAATGGGTTCATCAGGTAACGGGGCTTCTGAAACAGGCTTGGCTCGAGGCTTGAGAGTTAAACGTTCTGACAGTCGAGTGAGTTCAATCAGCGCGGATTGCCCGTCCATCGCCAGCAACTGGCGTGTTTTCTCAGGATTAGCACCAAGGTGATACATGAGAGCGGCGGATTTCTCCGGGAAGAGGCGCATGATGTCGGCACCGACTGCTGGCGGCACCAGTTGCATGAATGCATCCTCTTTCTCCTGATAGTCAGGGATATTGAGCTTTTCCGCTGCCTCGTAGTGCTTACGGGCCGCCTCGACGTATTGCGCTGATTGCTGGGTGAACTCCTGAGTTTTGCGACCCTGCTCGGCGACAGCCTGGCTTCGTGCGTCCATAGCCTTGATCTGCCATTCACTGTTTGCCTGCTGGAAGGCAGCCAGTGCGCGGCTCTGGTCATAGTCGTACTTAGCCAGTGCATCTTCGGAAAGATAATCGTTAGGGTCTGGTTGTTTTGGTAACTCAGGGTTCACCCGCAGGTGCTCCGGCAACTCTCCACGCTTAACCGCTTCCATCTGCTGCTCAAGCTCACGCTGGCGTTTGCGTTCGATGCGGCGACGGGCAAATTCAGCATTAGTTGCCGGGTCTTGTTTTGGTTTCTCATCGTCTTTCCGGACAATCTCAAAGCCTTCTTCCTGACCTGCGCTGTCGTTGGCATTATCGACAACTAAGCCATCAGCAGATGCCGCTGCATGATTGCCGGGCAGGGTTAATTCTTCAGAAGCCTGAATGTCGGTGGTTTGGTCCATGATTAACTCTCTCTTATTGAGGTGTCTCGGCTACTCCGCCGGAGGGGATTTGAACTTGACGCATAAGATTCGCGAAATCCATGCGTTGTGAATGAGTCTGGTCTGCATCTTTAAGAAGCAGCTCAGCGTTAGCACGAGCATCTTTGCTGCGCTGTTGCTGGAATTGACCTACGAGCCTGAGGTACTCACGCAGTTCTGCCTGCTTGTCGAGGTCCATATTGTTGAATATTTCTGCAATCTTCGCGGCGTTGAGTTGGTTTTGGGCTTCAACCTTGGCAGCTTCAACCTGAATCTGCGCCTGTTGGTTCTCTGCCTTGAGCAATTCAGCCTGACCTTGCAGAAGGATACCCTGCGCCTGAATTTGCTCTGCTGATGGCTGCTGCGGCTGTTGTTGTGCCTGCTGCACCATCTCCATCTCTTCAGGTGTTTCTGGTTTCTTCAGCCCCATCATCACCAGTTGCTTGTTCGCGTACTCTCGCATCATCTCGACGCCTTTACCGTCAAGCAGCGTGAAGTATTGCAGCATCAGCATCTGGAACTCTGGAGTACCTTGCGGAACCTTGGTGAGCAACTCCTGAATCTCTGCGCGGTTCTGTTCCTTCATACTCTGGAAGGATGGCCCAACGTCTGTATAGCACTCATATCGACCGCGAATGTCGTTGAGTGTGACCACATTGCCGGACTGGTAATCGACAACTTGCGCATAGAGTTGAACGTCTTTCTCGCTTCCATCTTCAAGTGTCAGCGTTACATGACGAGGAACGTCATAAATATCGTTGACCATTGAGGCATAAATCTCGCCATCACGTCGCATTGCGGTAGCCAGGTTATCCTGAAACACGTATGTCTCAAGGTCTGCCCGCATGTTCAGTTGATTGACGGTATCAAAAGCGACCTGACCATTTGCCGCCTGCGCATCCACGCCAAGACTAGCCACTTCTTTCACTGCGTTGGTGGCAGCCTCAAGCATGTAAGCGTTGGCTTGCGGCACTTCAGGGTTTTCCATGTAGGAGATTGGACCAATCGGCAGGTCGTTACCGTTTTCATCAGTCCTGTTCTGCAGATAGTACGGATAGTCATCATTTCCGCCGTACATGTATTCGTAGCCTTCGATTTGCTCAGGGAAGAAGGTCGGTTTCTTCTTCGGTGACCGAGCAACAATATCGGCGTTGAACGACATAATCATGTTACGAAGGCGTTGACCGTCTTTCGTCAGCCTTACCACACCCTCGTAGCACTCCTTGTCACCAGCGAATGACCATTCGCCATACACTGGAACGATTGGAATATGCTCTCCGGCTATCTTCTCGCGGTCTTTCAGTATCTGCGTACAGGTGATGATCGACTTATACACACGCCGACGCTTCACCTTGCGCTCTGCTACCTTAATGAATCCACGATTAGCCAGGTCGTCGATGACGTCTTTGATATCCTGCTGGTAATAGCTGACCGGCTCACCTGTCAGCGGGTCGCGGTAGATGAAGACCTTCTCCTTCTCCTCTTCTACCTCGTAATACTCAGCGACGTAGACGACATCATTCGACACCCACGGGAATAGCCATGTATCGTTAGGATTCTGGAAAGATGGCAGGGTATCCGGGTCAATACCGTAATCCTCTGCGAACTCTTTCCAGCCATTGCGCGACAAGGCGTTAATCACCGTGCAGTGCTTAGCGTCGCTCTTATCCATCTGCTTGCTGTTGGCGTCCCATATGACGTGTGAGCAGGCTTCATGGATTGGCAGGCGTCGGATTACCTGATTGTTGCTTGTTGGATCGTTGTCTTCGTACTGCGTGACCAGACGCCATGCACCAACGCCTGACTCTATCTGCTCACGAACGCCAACGTTAACGGCAATCTTTGCCGTGTTATGGCGCATATCAGTACGATACATCCCCATCAATACATCGGCTGCATCAGGATTAGCGCCGTCTTTGGGTCGGAAGAGAACGTCGACAGGGTTCCGGCGCATCTCTGCGACCAGTTTCCTGACCTCCGGGCGAACAACATCGAATTGTCCGCGATATTGCAGGGTAGTGTAGTTTGATAGCCAGTCATCCCATTGCGACACTCGGCTAAAATACAGGTCATTTGTCGCCTCGGTTCTGGCTTCATCGCTCGCCATCCAGTCTGCGTCAAACTTACACAGAATGGAATTGAGTCTGTTTTCGTCGGCCATTTAAGTTCTCCGTGCGATGGGCCTGATTGGGGCTGGTATCTTTTTCTCTTTTGGTTTTTTGATGTCGCGCATCATTTTTGCGAAGCGGCGCATCATGTATGCATAGCGAACGGCGGATAGCACGTCGTCGTTAAGCTTGACGATTTTCCCGTTTTCATCACGGTGATAGAGGCGGAACTCCTCAAAGAATGGCTCACAGGTATTGAATACTTTGAAGCGACCATCGAGCATCATGTCGCGCAATTCAGTGATGCCTGGCTCAACAGCGTTACCGCCATCAGGCCATGTCGCATGCTCCTGCAACATCATAAATCCAGCGTCTGCATACTGCCCTTTGAGCTGCTCACCGCCGCCCTTCTCGTGCTGGTTTCCATCATGAGGCCATGCGGTTGGCACTTTATGCGCCCATGATTTAACGGCTCCCCACGCCTGAACGGCTGTTTTTTCTTTCGCCTTCCACACGCGTGAAACGTAGATTGTGTCTGCCTCCTTATCCCACCAAAGCTGAACTTGCGCCTGTGGGTGATCCCATCCGAAATCCATCCCGCCAATTACGTAGAAGTGATCAGGACACTCGAACGGCTGACACTTAATCGTCTCTTCCGGTATCTGGAAGATTCGACCACTACCCATCGTAGGAATACCGCGAGCACGCGCCTCTCTCTCATGCTCGGGATATGATGCGATGATTTGCTCTTTCTGCTCGTCGGTATAGTGCTCAGCGTCATAGATGGTCATGTTGACCACTTTCTGCGACTTGCTGGGGTTCTTCAGGAACTTGGTAACAACGTCAGACATCCCCATCAGCGGGGTAAACGTCAGAATTGAGAATTGCCCGTATTTGTTGGTACGGGTAAGACCTTCGCCATAAATGCTGTATGGTGGCTCTTCGTCAAACCACACGCCGTGGATTGTGTCACCCTGCCAGCGAGCACGGCCTTGCGAGTATGGCTTGAAGTAGCAGATTGAAATGCCATCTTCAACGCCATCAGCCGTGTGATGCTTAACCAGAAGGTGATCAACAAGGTTCGGAAAGAAAGGTGAAGTGGTCAACAAAAACTGGCCACCGAGTTAGAGTTTTTCCAGTATCGATTTTCCGATTCGTTTGGGG